CTATGGTTGTGCTGGTACTGGTAAGACCTTTATTACCCTCTACAACGCACTAAAAGATGTTCTGAGTGAGAATACTCCTTATGAGCGTATTTACCTTGTACGTTCGCTTGTAGCAACCAGAGAGATTGGATTCTTGCCTGGTTCCCATGAAGATAAGGCAGACATTTACCAGATTCCTTATAAGAATATGGTGAAGTATATGTTCCAAATGCCTTCTGATGCTGACTTTGAGATGCTGTATGGAAACCTGAAATCTCAGGAATCTATTAAGTTCTGGTCCACTTCATTTCTTCGTGGTACTACTCTTGATAATGCTATTGTGATTGTCGATGAATTTCAGAATCTAAACTTCCATGAACTAGATTCTATTATCACTCGTGTTGGTGAGAATACCAAGATTTGTTTCTGTGGTGACGCACGTCAATCCGACTTACAAAAAGATAAGGAAAAGAATGGAATCATTGATTTCCTTAGCATCTTGCGTAAAATGGACTCGTTTGATATAATTGAGTTTGGTGTTGACGATATTGTTCGTTCAGGACTCGTCAAAGAATACATTATCGCAAAAATGGAATCTGGTTTTTGATGTTTAATCATGTTGACGTAAACTTACCCAAACTCGAAAGGGAAACCATCGATGGGGTAAGATATTATTCGGTCCCTGACGAAGAAGAACTCCTCCGACTGGTCTCCATCACTTCGGTGACCAGTCATTTTAATAAGGAAATCTTTGTCAAATGGCGTAAAAGAGTTGGTAATGAAGAAGCAGATCGTATCACGAAAAAGGCAACTAGTCGTGGTACAGATATGCATACTCTTGTAGAACATTTTCTCAAGAATGAAGAACTTCCAACTGTTCAACCTATCTCTGATTTTCTATTTAAGATTTCCAAAGAAAATCTAAATCGTATAAATAATATTTACGCCCTTGAAGGGTCCCTGTATAGCAAACAATTGGGTGTAGCGGGGACTGTTGATTGTATCGCTGAATATGACGGCGAGTTAGCTATAATCGATTTCAAGACATCAAAAAAACCAAAACCTAGAGAGTGGATTGACCACTACTTTGTACAATGTATGGCATATGGTTGTATGCTGTACGAACTGACTGGAATTTCAGTCAAAAAACTTGTAATCATCATGGCTTGTGAAAATGGAGAATGCGTCGTCTATGAAGAACGAAACAAATCAAAGTACATCAAACTTCTCACAGAATACATTGGAAAGTTTGTTAGAGATAAACTGGAACTCTATGGAACCGAATAAAGAATTAGAAAAGGCAATCGAGAGTAAATTCCTGACTCCCTCCAAGTTCGCTATGGAAATTGAGAAGATTGTTGTGGAAGAACATCTTAATTACATTGATGCTATCGTACACTATTGCGAAATCAATGAACTTGAGGTAGACTCTGTAACGAAGCTTGTATCCAAACCACTGAAAGAAAAACTGAAGTGGGATGCTACAAGACTCAATTTTATGAAGAGAACTTCGAGAGCAAAACTGCCTTTATGAAAGTGACACCCTTTGAAACTTATCAACATTATTTGTCGCTCAAAAATCACTTCACAAATCCAAAATACGACTTCTTCAAATACGGAGCAAAAACCCGTGCTAGTGTGACCTCTTTCAATAAGAGGAAAGACAAGTATTGGTTCGAGAAGACCTCTCGCAAATACTCTGATGAAGAGGTCGTTGATTTTTTAGTATCTAATTTTTCTGCTGCTAACAACCCGCAAAATTTATGGATTGGAGAAATTATCAATTCTGGCGAAAGGACTTACGCCGAATGGAAGAAGCGGAAACAGAGTTCGACTTACTTGTTCAAAGAGCAAAGCAACGAATTGTTCTTGGAGAACGAATTAGAGAATCTATTCAACTGTTCCAGCGGTCACCCGATTATTCTGAAAGAATATCTAAGCGGGAGATTGTCTCTAGAAAACTTCATAATCTGGGACAAAATTTTCCATTTTTCAAAAAACTTTGATAAAAAGTTAGACGACCCAGTGTGGGAAACCGTCAGTCTTAAAGTAAAAAAATATAGTCCTTTCATAAATATTGATGTATTCAAGTATAAAAAGATATTGCGGGAATTAGTACATGAGTGATTTTTTTGATTCTGAAATCATTCAGGATGAACTGAATGAAATTAATAATCTTCAGGAGAGAATCTATGGTTCTCTCTTCAATTTTGGTATGATGCCAAAAGAAGATAAACTTGAACATATTGAAATTCTCTCTGACTTGCTAGAAAAGCAAAGAGTGATGTATACTAGACTATCTCTTTCAGACGATCCTAAAGCAATCGAAATGAAAGAGAATCTCCGCAAGTCGGTTGCTATGATGGGATTCCCACCTGAGACCGACATGACCATGCTTTTTAATAGTATGAATGCAACCATCGAGGCACTCAAAAAATACGTTGACGCCTGAGGGTTTTTTCGCTATAATATCCAAGCATCCAACAAATCCAACTCAATCCGAGGTATCCAAATGTCTTTCGCAGACCTTAAAAAGCAATCCAAGCTGGGCTCCCTGACTCAAAAACTGGTCAAGGAAGTCGAAAAAATGAATAACAACGGTGGCGGTTCTTCTGATGACCGTTTCTGGAAACTGGAGTGTGATAAGAGCGGCAATGGTTATGCCGTTATCCGTTTCCTTCCCGCCCCCGATAGCGAAGATCTTCCCTTCGTGAAACTGTACTCCCACGCCTTCCAAGGTCCTGGTGGTTGGTACATCGAGAACTCTCTGACCACTCTGGGTCAGAAAGACCCTGTGTCTGAGTACAACTCAATGCTGTGGAACAATGGCACTGACGCAGGTAAAGATGCTGCTCGTAAGCAGAAGCGTAAACTGACTTACATCAGCAACATCTATGTTGTGAAAGACCCTGCTAATCCTCAGAATGAAGGTCGTGTCATGCTGTACAAGTACGGCAAGAAAATCTTTGACAAACTCACTGCTGCCATGCAACCTGAGTTTGAAGATGAGGAAGCAATCGATCCGTTTGACTTCTGGCAAGGTGCTAACTTCAAACTGAAGGCAAAGAACGTTGCTGGTTATCGCAACTATGACTCTTCTGAGTTCGCACGTCCTTCTGCTCTTCTGGATGACGATGACGCAATGGAAGCAATCTGGAAGAAGCAATCTTCTCTCCAAGAGTTCGTTGCTGCTGACCAGTTCAAGGACTATGACACCCTGAAGAAGCGCCTGGACTATGTTCTGGGTAACAAGGGTACTCCTCGCTTCCAAGACGAAGAGTCTGTTATGGAAGAGCGCCAGTTTGAAGCAGAGCGTCGTGGTACTGCTCCAGCAGTGACTTCTACTCCTGGTGACTTTGACGCAGAAAACCTTGTCACTTCTAGTTCTTCTTCTAGTGATGATGATGAAGATGACGCCCTGTCCTATTTCGCCCGTCTTGCTGAAGAGTGAAGTATAATCAGATCTGTCTCACTCTCTTAGTGGTGGCAGCATATATTAATCTCTTATTCAAGTGAAATCAAATTACCACATTGACCGTGTGAGTAAATCCGAAGCCGCAGAGTTACTTCTGCGGTTTCATTATCTTAAGGACTTTTCTAAAGGATTTAAGAGTGGATACAACTACGGTCTTTATGAAAATAATGACTTTAGTCCACTGAATATTGGTGGAATTAGGGGAGTCTGTGTTTTTACTGGACTCCCTGTTCCAGAAATAGCACAAGGAGCATTTGGTCTAGAGAGAAATGAGCAAGAAGGACTATTTGAACTTTCACGACTTTGCATCCACCCTGACACACAAAAAAGTGAGTACAATATTACATCGTGGTTTGTATCGAGATGCATCAAGCAACTCAGAAAAGAAACTAGAGTCAGAGCCATCATATCTTACGCTGATAGCGATTTTCATGGCGGCACAATTTATCGCGCTTGTAACTTTAAATATTGTGGGCTTACAGACGCTAAAAAAGATTTCTACTATTCAGACGGCACCAAGCATTCAAGAGGCAAAACAAAAGGTGCTGAGGGAGAATGGCGTGACCGCTCCCGCAAGCACCGATACGTTATGATGTTTGATAAGAAACTAGAACTTTTATGGTTCGATAAGTCTAGTATTCTCAGTAGTGATTAATTTCTTATCTACTGTCTTAGAACTAGATTTATAATTCATCAAAGTTCTCATATCATTCAAGAACTGCTGGAGGTAAGATGGTTTCATTAAATTGATTTCCGTCTTTGCCTCATTTTTTCTGACTTCATATTCATAGTTAGAAACACCAGTTACAGGATTGATATTGCTATTCACTGATCTATAATCAACGTTGTCACTATTTGGTCTTACACCAACATAATAGTTCGTTGCTGACGCATCATATGGAGTTGGAATTGTAAATCCTTGATCAACTACTTGACCAGCAGGTAATATTAATCTTCCTCTGTTATCTTGAACTTCGATTGTTTCATAGTGATGAATATTGTTGATTTCAGTTGCTCCATACTTATCTTCAACGTACTTATATAATTCGTAATTACTCAGGGGCCATTCTTCTTTTATATTTGTGATGCCAGCAGTCAAGATTACAATCCAATCATAATCGGGAGAACCATAATAATCTTCTGCTATAGTATCTGGTCTCTCACCTTCTTCAATTTTATACTTCTCAAAGAAAGAAACATTATCTAGAATCCAATCTTGAACCTTTACTTTACGGAAAAGATTCTTGACCGCAATATACTCTTGTGATGATACCTTGTGAAGAAGGTTTGACTGGTATAAAACGTTTGGTAGTTCTCTGAAGTAACCCATTAGAATCCTACACCTCCTACTCCAAAGTCTTTAAATGCCAGATTTGAGTCAACAGTTGGTCCGTAGTTTCCTGTATCGTAATCCTCAGCATAAACTGGATTGAGTTCTTTGAATGTTAATGACATTTGAATGTGAACTGGTGTTCCATCAGCATATGTTGCGTAAGTTCCAGAAGCGGCATAGTTGATTGAGATGTCACTCATCGCTCCAATCTTAAACTTATTCAAGAATGGATGATCTTGCCCATCAGCAGTGATATACTGGAGTTGGAACAAGTCTGGTGAATTAATGAAAACACCATTATTTCCATTCTTAGGAACAATTGCCTGTTTGATGGTTCTAATAATCTTCATTACCATTTGACCTTCGTCACGATTTCTTGGAGTGAAGTCAAAGACGAATGGGAATGATCTAAGAGTTGGTCCATCAAATAATAGTTCCATATTGGACTGTAAGACTTGACCAGTGGACCTTGTAATTAATGAGGTAGCGTTTACATTACCACCAAGTTGATTAACTGCTGTTCCTGATAATACTGTATTGATTAATTTTGCAGTTCCAGTATTAATATTCGTTGAAGATTTAATTAATTCTTGCGCTGCTTCAACTCCCTTTTTTAAGGCTCCAGCAGGATCATCAATAGCTTCAGATGCTGCTTTTAATCCAACAACTTGTAATGGATTTAGAGTATCTTGAGAATAACTTACAGAGGTGTTATCTGTAATTACCTGTGGAATTGGTAAGTAGATATAGCGAGCATTTTTTTCATATTTTGCTATATTCCCAGATCTATTAAAGTGAGCATCAACTCTTTGTAAGGCATTAATTCCTACAATTCTTTCTATTCCTAGTTGCTCACCATTAGCATCTACAAGTGGAAGTTTAGTATTTGCGTCTCTCTGTAGTACTCTTCCTCTTCTAAAGATAGCATCACTTAAGATATCGCGGTCAACACGCTCAAATATTTTTATATACAGCATGTCCTGCTTGTTCCCAGTCCCATCCACATTCAATGCGGATAATGGATAACGCATGGGTGTTTTGCTGGACTTCTTTTTCTTAGCCATTTATGGCAGCACTTTTTCAAGTATTTAGACGCTTATTCATAAGAGACAATCTTAATACATCATTTACTTCAGAGCGGAAGATTTCATAAACATCCGTACCAACTTCTGCCCAAGTGTATTGTCTTGGTTCTCTCCAGTGAGCACTGAATCCACGGAATCCCCACTGGAATACATCTGTTACTGCTATGAAAGGATTCTGATCGAATGTAATATTTGGTGTCTTAGCATTGTAAACAAACAAATATAACTTTCCAGGTTCTACAGTTCTAACTGGAGTTGGAGTTAACAGTTCTAAGACCTCAATCATTCTATCATCAGGATCTTTAAGACCCGTCATCTTATCAACAACAGAACGGATTCTGTTTACATTAGTATCTGTCTGTGTTGGTCTTTTTGCCATTACTTGATACCGAGTTCTTTTTCAGTCATTACTTTGAACTCCCACATCCTATCGGCACAAAAATCTTGTGCTGCTTTCCACTTCGCCTGATTTTTGGCATATTCAAATGCCTCATTCAGGTATTTTTTTGTCTGCCTCTTGGGTTTTGGTGGTGGAGAACACTGCCTCAGGGGTTTTACTTCAATAAGGGATGATCTGATTCTACCATTTACATCTTTATACTTGATAAAGAAGTCTGGGAAGTATCTGTGAACTCTATTATCAATAGGGGAACGATATGGAATCGCAAGTTCTTCTGACTGCCACTCCAACACATTTTCATTGGTGTCGCAGTAAACCATAAACTTGCGTTCCCAAAGAGAACGATAGATGATATTGGTTGGGTCGCCCTTGTATTTTTGAGGATATGAAGGTTTGTATTTTCCCTTATATGACATCTAAATAACTAAACAATCACCTATAAGATATTTAGAGTGCCTAGACCGTTTCCAAAAAAGATATCTCAGATAAAACCAACGTTAACGCAGGTTGCTCAGACTTCTCATTTTGTCGTTCAATTTGGTGGTCTTTCATCATCTCTGAAATCATACCTTAGAAAGAGAGGTATGGATTATAGATTCATAGGCGATAATCTATCACTCTTATGTAATAGAGCATCTCTTCCTGGAAGTGCGATAGCAACTGCTGATGCTATTGGACATTTTCATGGTGTTGCTGAAAAAATGGCACACACTAGAACTTTCGTCCAAATGGAGATGGAGTTCTACGTTGATAACGCATATAGATCGTTGAAGTTCTTGGAGCACTGGACAGAGTTCATTGCTTCTGGTAGTGATAATATTGGAGCAAATAAATTACGCTCAGGATATCACTTTAGAATGCAGTATCCTGATGATTACAAGTGTGATGAAACTAGAATTGTAAAGTTTGAAAGAGACTATAAGAGATATATTGAGTATAGATTCTTTGGAATGTTCCCAGTCTCAGTCAATGCTGTGCCAGTTTCATATGAAGGTTCAAATCTTTTGAAGTGTAGTGCTAACTTTCACTTTGATAGATACGTTTCTGGACAGACACGCTCCCTCAATGAACTGATTGGTAATGATAATAATAAAGATGGAACTAACGATAGCACATCGTCTAAACAAGCAAATGCTGCTTATGGTGCGTTTGGTTCCGCTGGAGGACTAGACCTTGGTTTAAATCTGGGAATTCCCAGAATTCCTGGTCCAACAGGAATGTTTAATTCAAATATGTTTGATCCAGATTCAACCGTTCTTTCCTTCACACAACTTGCTAACGCAGACTTCTTAGATGTGAAGGTCAAATAACTCATCTAAATAATTTTACTGACTTGTTCATAGGATATTATGCCTTTACCAAAGATTGCTACACCATCGTATGAGTTGGTGATTCCTTCGTCTAAGAAGAAAATTAAGTATAGACCGTTCTTAGTCAAAGAAGAAAAAATTCTAATTATGGCAATGGAGTCTGAGGACACAACTCAGATTGCTAATGCTGTTAAGGATGTTATTTCTTCTTGTATTACAACAAGAGGTGTCAAGGTTGATGAACTTGCCACATTCGATATTGAGTATCTGTTTTTAAACATTCGTGGAAAGTCTGTCGGTGAGCAAGTTGAAGTTCTTGTCACTTGTCCCGATGACGGTGAGACAAAAGTTCCTGCTGTAATTGATCTTGATGAAATTCAGATTCAAGAAGATGAAGAGCACAGTAGAGATATTAAGTTAGATGATAATTTAACTCTTCGTATGAGATATCCTTCTATGAAAGAGTTCATTCAAAATAACTTTGCTGTCACTGATATTAGTGTTGATGATACTTTTGATATCGTAACATCATGTATTGAACAGATTTACAACGAGGAAGAATCTTGGTCCGCAAAAGATTGCACCAAAAAAGAGTTGAAAGAGTTTACCGAGCAACTGAGTTCTAAACAATTCAAAGAAGTTGAGAAGTTCTTCGAAACCATGCCTAAACTTTCTCATACAGTTACTGTCACTAATCCAAACACAGGAAAGGACAATGTTATTGTCCTGGAGGGACTAGCAAGTTTTTTCGGGTGAGTATGGCTCATACTGATCTTGAGTCATACTTTAGAATCAATTTTGCCTTGATGCAACATCATAAATATAGTTTGACGGAGTTAGAAAATATGATACCTTGGGAGAAAGAAATTTATCTCGCTTTCCTCCAACAATACATTGAAGAAGAAAACTTAAAGGCACAACAGAATAATGGTTGAGATTTCACCACTAATCGGTAGAGGGCAAAGAATATCCGCTGCTGCCTATACTGGCAGAGCGGTTGCTCCTGGTGCCGTAGTGGAATCTGATCCAGAAGCAAAAGCACTTATAACAAAGAATTCATTACAACTTGGAATTGTTTCCAACCAGATGCAAAATCTGACTGCTCAGATGCAGTCACTAACTGGTTCTCTACAAGTTATTGGAACAAACCTTCAACAACAAAACGCTCTAGACGAAGCAAAAGATCAACAAGAAGCAGAATTACAGAACAAGTTGGCGCAGGAGAAACTGCGTGAGGGTAAAGAGAGTTCGATTGAAAAGAAAATTCAAGCAGCAGCAATCGAACCAGCACAAAGAATCGCACAAAAGGCACAATTTACTCTGAGTAGATTGGGTGGATTTTTCGCAACAATCGCTGGTGGTTGGTTGTTACAAAAGGGTGTTGAAACTATTGTTGCCTATAAAGAAGGTAATGAAGATAAATTAAATGAAATCAAGAATAATATATTAAAAAATCTACTGATTGCTGGTGGAGTCTTTGCTACTATCAAGCTAGCAGTTCCAGCATTGACAGCGGCATTTGGTGGCATTGCTCTAAAACTTGCTGCAATTGGTCTAGGTGCTATATTCTCTGGTCCAATATTACAGTTTCTTGGATTCCTCACGAAAATGGGGAAACTGGCACTCAATAAACTTTCTGGTGGTCTTTTGTTTAGTGATGATAATGGAGAAGAACCTCCTACAGGAACTGGTGGACCCAGTTTAAAATCAGAAACAGAAGACTATAATCCAAATAATCCTAATGGAGTTGGTGGTCTTTCTTTATCAACTGGCAGTGAGAGATTATTCACAGCAAGCCAATACAAAGATTTTGTAAAAAATAGAGCTTCGCAACCTGCTCCAGTTGTGAGAAATACATTTAGTATGGCACCTCTAGATCCGATGACGGAAGAGGAGATAAAAAGTGCTAGTGCTGATGGTTCTCTTCCTGTTGTCAATATGTCAGCAGTATTTGAAAGACCAGAATCCAAAGAAAAAGAAGAGGCACCTGTAGATCCAAGTGTAAAGGCAGAGCATGGTGAAGTAACCATGGAACCTGTTGAAACTCCTGCTGCTCCTGCCGCAGAGATGGAGGGGGAAAAACCAACCGTTCCAACTGCAGATAAGGGTGGAAAAAATCAGTGGTGGGATTTCTTGGATATATTTCCGAATCAACCTGCTACTTCTATTGATCCTGTCAAAAAGACTCAACAAGTTGCCCAGACAGTATCTCAAGCACCAGCAGAACCTGGTGTTACTGTTGTTCCTGTTCAGACCCCAGCGGAACAGAAAAAACCACAGTCACAACCATTAGTTTCTGGTGGTATTAATGGAGCACCATTTTTTACTCCACATAATCCTGACAATATTTACACTCTTGGTGCTAGATCAAACTTTAACGTGGTATCTGTCTGATGGCAAAAATTACACAGTCACTTTTAAAGAATAGCGATAGTATTGGTGGTATACAGGGAACTATCTCTTCTTTTGGCAAAAGTCTTCGTGCTGCCAATAATACTTCATCTGTTATCATTCGAGAATTTACTAAGAGTAATCGCTCTAAAAAACGTGCGATGCTTCAGCAGAGAGAAATATTTGGTAAAAGACGTGCTGCCGTTCAAAGAAGAGAGCAAGAGGATTTAATTGAATCTAGTAAAGTTGGAGGCATCTTCAGAAGAAGTGCTAAAGTTATTGGGAGTAGTACAAAAGGATTCCTTGGTAGAGTGATGGATTTTGTTGGAACCATCCTCGTTGGGTGGATGGTAACCAACTTACCTATCATCATTGAGAACGTACAAAAACTGATAGGAAGAATACAGAAAACTGTTGGAGCACTAACTGGATGGTATGACGGTATAACTAGATTCTTCGCAGGATTTACCGGTGATTTAGATTCTGCAGATGAAAGAATTTTACGCCAAGCAGATTTTTCTCAAGATCAAAAGTCTGCCGATGAATCAAAAGAAAAAATTCTTGAAGGTGTTGATGATGTAGAAAAAGATTATAATAAGATGATTGATGCTGTTAATAAATTTAACATCTATGCCTTATTGGGAATAGAAGAAAGAGAAAAAGAAGAACCAGGAACTGATGATAAACAACCAGGTCCATTTAGAAGATTCTTTGGTGGACTTACGGATTTTGTGACTGGTGACCGTACAGACTTTGATAGGCAGGGAAGTTATCCTTCTGGAGGTAAACTGTCACCAAAACAAATTGCTGATGTTGCTAGACGTGCTGGTATTCCAGAGGACATGATTCCTACAATGGTTGCTATTGCTCTAGCAGAATCTGGTGGAGACAGTGGAGCACATAACCCAAAATATCCAGATAATTCTTATGGGTTGTGGCAAATCAACATGCTTGATGAACCAGGATATATGCTTGGTGCCGAAAGAAGGAAAAAATATGGTTTATCCTCCAACGATCAACTAAAAGATCCTCTAACTAATGCTAAAGCAGCCTATGACATTCTCAAATCTCAAGGTCTTGGTGCTTGGAGTGTTTATTCTAGCGGCACTTATAAGCAGTATCTTCCTGCTGCCAAAAAAGCAGCAGCTGGTGCTAGATCCAGTCAACCAGTAGTATCAAGACGGGTTGATTCTAGCACCAGATATAGAAAAGGGCAAGATGTTACTCAACTTCTTGGTGGTCAAACATCTGCAGTAATTACATCAAGAAGAGGTGATTTTGAATCCTTCAGATCTTCTCCACATAAAGGAATTGATATTGGATGTGCGGCAGGTCTTTTCATCTCATTGGCAGCGGATGCAATTGTTGATGGATCGACGTTTGATAGAGGATATGGAAATGTTGTTGACTTATATGTTCCTTCTTATAATGTTCACCTTAGATTTGCCCACAATAGTAGGATCTTAATAGGAGGAAGAGGTGCCAGAGTTCCAGCAGGAACTTCATTTGCTATTACAGGTTCTACAGGACGTTCTACCGCACCTCATATTCACTTAGAAGCAAATAGTACAGAATGGACATCTGGTGTTTCTAATATGTCTCCAGCACCATATGTATCTTTGATTAGACTAACTAAAGCAAATGTTCAGGGACAAAAGACATCTTTATCTGAATCATCTAGAGGTACTGGTGGTCCATCACTTCAGATTGATGGAGCAGTAAGCAGAAGTATGGTTGCTTCTGCCGTAACACCAGAGAGAAGAGGATCTGTTATTACAGTTCCAATTCCATCTGAAAGTGGACAGCAACCACTACCAGAAGGAGGATCTGGAGGTGGAGGAAAAGATGGAGGAGCATCTGAAGAAATATCGTTAAATAGTTTCATAAACAAGATTCTTCTTAGGGACTTAGAATACGTATAATGGGTGCATCCGATCTTTCAAAGTACGAAGAAGTACTTCTAGAATCTAATGATGGTTCAGAAACTGTTGACCTAAGACTTGGTGTTCAGTCAATAGACTATTTTGAGGATATTTTTTCTCCAACATTAACTGCCAAAATAGTTGTAACCACCACAGGTAATGCCGTAAATGGAAAATCCATCACTCAAGGACTTCCTTGTCGAGGTGGTGAGAGACTTTCTTTGAGGATATCAGGTAATGCAGAAGGTATGCCTGGTTTAGATTTTTCTGATAGGGAAAACTATTTTTACGTCAGTGGTGTTCGTAATGTTATTAGCACAAATCAAATAGAATCTTTTGTTCTTGATTTATATTCAAGAGAAGCAATAACTAATGAAACTGCTAGGGTTCCTGGGAAGTATCCTACATCCTCACCAATTTCAGTATCGGCAGAGAAAATAATTAAAACATATCTTCAGACCAATAAAAAGGTTGATATTGATAAGTCAATGAACAAATATGGTTTCATTGGTAATATGAGAAAACCATTTACAGTATTAACATGGTTAGCATCAAAAGCAGTTCCAGAGACATCAGGTAATGGTACCGCTGGATACTGTTTCTTTGAAACAAAGAGTGGATTTAAATTTAGATCACTTGATAGTTTGATTGCTGCCGAACCAAAAGCAACATATATCGCAAATGATATTGTCAATGAAGATGGTAAGAAACAGGATTACACTATTATCGAATATGCCATCAATAGAAATCAAAATGTTATAGAGAATCTACGTTTAGGAGTATATTCTAGTTTTAGGAGTTACTTCAATCCATTAAACGGAACATTCACTCACCCAGAGAAGGGTGTATTTAAGATGGATGATTATATTAATAGTACTAAGAATCTTGGCGATAAATTTGTTTTACCAACAATTAGTGAGGAATCAAATTTAACCCTTGGTGATGTTCCAACTAGACTTCTTACTGGTGTTCTAGATTTGGGAACTCAAGAGGTTGGTGTTTCTACGACAAAAAATGCCGATGCTTTGTTGTATCAGTCTCAAGCACTGTTTAGATACAATACTTTATTCACTCAACAAGTGACTGCCACTTTACCATGTAATACAAATCTTGAAGCAGGTGATATTATTGAATGCTTCTTCCCAGAGACTACAACTAATCAGAAGAAAGAATATGATCAGATGCAAAGCGGACTATATATGATAAAAGAATTACGTCATCATTTTGACACATCTGGTTCATATACCTCAGTGAAGTTAGTGAGAGATACTTACGGTCAGTCTAATCCCAACAACGAAGAGAAGTAATGTTAGAGGAGTCTTTACTTAAAACTAATTTTCTGGGGAGAGACGGATTCCGTTGGTGGATCGGTCAGATTCCCCCATTAGAAGATGGGTATCAAGAACAATCCAATGGAGGTGGATGGGGAAATAGGGTAAAAGTTCGTATTCTTGGATATCATCCATACAACACGACTGACCTCAAGAATGAAGATTTGCCTTGGGCACTTGTGTTGCTTGGCACTACTGATGGTTCTGGTGCTCAAAATAGATCAACATCGATTTCTATTGCTCCTGGTGACACTGTATTTGGATTCTTTCTTGATGGAGACAATGGGCAAGTTCCTGTCGTCATGGGAGTTTTTGGAAGAACATCTCAGGTTCCAACTGGCGATTTTGCATCCCCTTTTGTACCATTTACGGGTAATACTGGTAGAGTAACGAATGATGGTGGTATTGTAGCAAATAGTCAATCAAGCGAACAAAGTTCATTATCTCAAGTCTCTCCTATCGCAACTGATAAGGCAACTGCTGAGAGAGTAGGAAATGCTACAGGTCAAAATCAAGATACCAAGACAGCACTAAAGTCCGCTTCTCCTGCTATCGGACAAAAAGTATTGGCAGCATCAAAAGATTCTGCCAGTGCTGTACGAACAAT